AACAACAACAACGTCACAGATGAGGTGCATTTCAAACTGCTGACCTCGGTCGTCAGGTCTAGTTGGCAAAAGCTCTCAGCAGAGAACGTCGAAGTGTTCGAGCGCCAAGATGCGCCGGACTATGTAACACCAGAAGGAGAAAGCAAAGTGAAAGACGAAGACCAAACGCTCAAGGCAGCGCTCTTGATGGAGAGGGTGGGCGGCAGCTTCGCTGCGGCGATAGCTAAAGCATGGATAGTGGGGGACAGTACCAACCGTCAACGGGTGTATGCCGCATTCGATGACTTGTTTGAGAAGTACGAAAGATGGGCACAAGAAAGAGGAGAAAGCAAATGAGTGCACTCACAACACCAGAGCAAATCCACCTGTTCCGTTTGAAGACGCTCCGCTCCGCGCTCAGGCTGGAGATGTTGGGCATGACGCGTAGAGGCCGTTCGGCATACGCCATCATCAAGCGGGACATGGAACTTAAAGGCACGAAGCAGCGCGTGCTTGAGCAACTCGATGTAATCATTGAAGCAAGACAAGGGGAATTGAAATGAACCGTGAAGAAATCGTGGAGCGCATCGTGCTCCTGCTTGCCCTGATTGTTGTGGCACTTGACTCACTTGTGTGGAGGCCGTGATGGATATCAACACCAAGCAAGGCATGACTGCGGCCAAAGCGTGGACTGAGCAGCTACTCAGCACGCTCAACGATGGAGGAACATGGGCAGTGCCCCGGTCTGGCAGCATCATCCGGTTCGACAAGACGAACAAGAAAGCGTTTGTCGTGCATCAGATGTCCCCTGACATCTCCATAGAGCGCGTGCTACAGGCTATGGGGTGGGAAATTATTTACAAAGATAGTGCGCACTAACCTGTCTAATGGTGGACAATATGTGGCAATAAACGTGGTATGGGGCGCTGCCCCATACACATAAACAAGGAGAATTCAATGACTTTATTTCACTACTTCAAACAGATGTTCAAAACACCTACGCCCTTGCAGATGGCAGCAGCAGAGCTTGCCGATGTTGAACTGGAGCTACTCAAAGCCGAGACCTACGTGGAGTACGCCAACAGCATCGTGATGTACAACACAGCCCGAGCCAAGCGCCTGCGTGCATACATCGACACACAGAACCGTATGCAAGGGAACAGAGATGCGCAAGCGTAGCAAGTACAGACCAAGGGAGCTGATCGTGAACACGATGGGCTACGTCCTCGACGGGATGGCACCAGTGGCGCAGCACAACAGCTATTTCATTGACTTGAAGATTAAGAACCACGGTGCACTGACTGCGTTGACCAAGGGCGTGGCTACCCGCAAGGATGTTGATGTACTCATCATGGCAGTCAACATGGTCGAGGCGCTCTACAGGCTTGGCTTTGGTCGTGATTACTTCCCGGAGGTACGCGCTGGACTGGACGCACTGTATGCAGTCGGTGTGCGAGGTGCAGAGTCTGGGCGTTTTGTCTTGAAGGCAGCGGAGATGGATGCGCTGAACACGGTGATGGAGCTACACGACGCGCAGCTTGAGGTCATCACGGTACGGGACATGGACAAAGCGATTGCTTTGGTCATTGAAGATTTTAGGCAGAGAAAGATGAGAGCAATTAAACCGAAGGAGAAGGTATGACACACACAGAAGAACTGATTTTTAGACTGCGAGACACCGCCAGCCGGGGTGTATCAAGCTGGGGCGACTTGCAGCAAGAGGCTGCTGACGAGCTTGAAACGCTGATGAATGCAGTAGTCGCAGAGCGCGAGGCGTGTGCGGATGTATGTGAGAGCGTTCCGTGGTCAGACTGGTTTAGGACTGATATTGCTAAAGCGATCAGAGCAAGAGGACAAGCATGACTAAAGACCAAGCATTGAAAAGAATGTATGGGTTGCTCTTAACCGAACCACACGCGCCGACATTGTGTGAAAAACTTGAAGCAATTGTTAGAGAAGCATTGGCACAGCCAGTGCAGTTAGAGCAGGGGACGATGTTTAAAGTTGACGTAGCAAGACGCAAGTGGGACAGCCTTCAGGCTGACGGCCACGAAATGCAGCACATTGCGTTTGCAAAAGGCTTGGACACTGGAAGTATTGACGCATGGGGCAAGGTTGTTTGGCTTGAAGCTACCCCACCCCTGCCAGTGCAGCCAAAGGTTCGGACAGGCGACTGTTTGCTGACAGGATTTTGCGCGGCGGAAGGCCACAAGATTCAGAAGGCACAGCCAGTGCAGCGCCCGTGGGTAGGGCTGACGGTTGATGAGCTAATTGATATTGAGCAAAAGTATGTAGGCCACGAAAGTCTAACCCGATCAATTGAAGCCAAACTCAAGGAGAAGAACACATGAGCAAACTAACAGGAGCCGCACTTGACCGAGCCGTAGCAAAGGCGCTTGGGTATAAAAGCGTACACAACTGCGAGAGGTGGGTAGGGCTGACGGATGATGAACGGCGCATCTTGTGGGAAAAGAACGATGATTTGTATGGAGACGAATTGACTTACGTTGGAGCCATTGAGCAAGCCTTGAAGGATAAGAACACATGACCGGGTTTAATCAGAGCAAGGGGACAAGCATGAAAACACTACAAGAACAATTAGCACAGGCCGAGTCCGACCGAGACACAGCCCGCGAAGATTGGGACAAAGCCGAAGCCGATTGGAGCAAAGCTGTTGCCGAAATTTTACGGATTGAAAAACTTATTAAGGAACAGAAATGAAAACACTACAAGAACAGTTAGCCAAAGCCATTGCCGACAGGCGCAAAGCCGATGCCGACAGGCTCAAAGTTTTTGCCGGCAGGCGCAAAGCCGATGCCGACTGGGACAAAGCCTATGCCGACTCCTATGCCGACTCGCGCAAAGCCTATGCCGAAGTTGACCGTATTCAAAACCTCATCAAGGAAAACACATGACTGAATATTTTTACCCTGACTACCCAAAGTTGTACCGAGTTGGCGGTGAATACATGGCAGGATTAGCTAACTTGTTTGAGGCGCATAAGTGCCTTGATCGTGGTGAGCATGACATCAAAGACGGCAAATGTACCAAGTGCAGTGTGCATGTGAAGGAGAAGAACACATGACCGGGTTTAAATCAAAGCGCGAGATGGCTCAGGAAGACGATGACATCCAAGACTACGTGCGGCCTTGGGTAGGGCTGACGGATGAAGAAGCCACAGAGGTTTATACAAAGACACAAGAAGAGGTCAACGAGCATTGGGATAAAGGGGGTACAACCATGATGTTCCCGGTTACTCTGTACAAAGCCATTGAGCAGGCCCTGAAAGAAAAGAACACCTGATTGCTATCTGCCCCAAGGCTTTTTCTGTAATTTCCAGCGGGGCAGTAAAGTGCGCTAAACGCGAGCGGCAAATGCGTGACAGTCGGAGAGACGACACCTAACTAACCAAGGAGAAAACATGAAACCAATTAACTTTGAAATAGACGAAAAACCTCAGACAGGAACAATTGACTCGGAGGGTAATTTTAAGTTTTATATTTACACATCGAACTCTATCGAAGAGGATTTTTCAGAGACTATTAAAACGCTACAAGTACTTTGGGATTTAGAAACAGAGGTATCTCTTAAAGTGCACATTAAGCTTAAAGACGTTTACGATGATTTGTTTGAAATGTACAACGCGCGGGGGAGAATTGAAAAGGAAGACACGCCGCTGTTTAATGCCCTGCGCAAAGACTGCCAGTGGATGATTGACCAGATTAATGCTTTAGAGATGGATATATGAGCGAACAAAACAACGGTGGCCCAGCGTTTCCAGCGCCAGCAGGAGTGGGCCACATTACTGAACAAGGCATGACCCTACGCGACTACTTTGCAGCGAAGGCGCTGACGGGACTACTAACACACCCTGCGTCAGACTTACATGGGGAAAAGGAGTTGGCTTTGCAAGCGTTTAATTTGGCAGATGCAATGCTGAAAGCAAGACAGAATTAACCAAGGAGAACACATGAACGCAGACGAAAGACAAGTCAGTGGTAATCACTACAAGGACATGCCCATCCAGCCGTGGGCAATCATGGAAGCCGTGATGACGAACGAGGAGTTCATAGGCTTCCTCAAGGGCAACATAATTAAATACAGTCTAAGAGCCGGACGCAAGGACGGCAGCGATGATGCAGGCAAGGCGCTGCACTACATGCAGAAACTGAAAGAAATACAAGGAGGCTTCTGATGGCAGCTACCCCCGAGAAGAAAGTCAAAGACGCAGTGCGTAAGCTGCTGGTCGAGTTTGATGTCTATCACTTCATGCCTGCGGCTAATGGCTTTGGGCGTGCTGGCATACCGGACATCATCTGCTGCTTCAAGGGGCGCTTCCTCGCCATCGAGTGCAAGGCAGGCAAGGGAACAACCACCGCACTGCAAGACCGTGAGCTATCAAATATACGCACCGCTGGCGGCATGGCGTTAGTGGTGAACGAAACCAACATTCAAGATTTAAAGGAGAGATTGCAATGGATGAGATGATGACTTCCGAGGTAATGAAAGCAATTGAAAACATAGACGCGGACGAGCGCGAGTATCTCAAGCTGTTGATAAGCCGCGTCATGCGGTGCTTCGTAGACCCGGAGTACAGGGCGGTGATGATATTTAAAAGGCCCGAAGACGACATGTCGTCAGTCTGCACAGTCAACTGCGACGAGGAAACTGTTGCTAACGTACTCAGTCAGGCATACAACACGATGATATTCATGTCTACAGCAGACGCACCACCCAAGGAGAACTTTAATTGACCGCCCCCTATGACCGGATACTGACCATCGACTTTGAAACTCATTGGGACACCAAGACTGATTACACCCTGAGCAAGATGACCACCGAGGAGTACATTCGTGATACAAGATTTAAGGCGTTCGGAGCGTGCGTACACGAGTTCGGAACTGACGGCCCAACTGAGTGGTTTGGAGGAGAGGGACTACGTGAATACTTTTCTGGAGTGGACTGGGGACGAACCGCAGTGCTTGCACACAACGCACAGTTCGATGTATCCATTATGGAGTGGGTCTACGGAGTACGACCAGCCTTTATCTTCGACACCCTGTCGATGGCGCGCGCTTTACGCGGCGTGGAGGTTGGCAATAGTCTCGCCCGACTTGCAGCAGATTTTGGTCTTCCCCAAAAGGGGACAGCCGTATATAGCACAGAAGGCATCAGTCAATTATCCCCTGCGCTTGAAGCCGAACTATCAGAATACTGTAAGCACGACGTATATCTCTGCGAACAAATTTTTCAACGCCTTGTTGAAGGGTATCCGGCAAAAGAATTACGACTGATCGATATGACGCTCAAGATGTACACACGCCCCGTGCTGGAGCTGGATAGTGTCATGCTGGTCGATGCCATACACACCGAGAAAGAAACCCGCGAAGCGCTGCTCACAAGGCTTGACGTGGACGAGGCGGTACTTGCATCGAACCCAAAGTTTGCCGCCACGCTGGAGCTGCTGGGTGTACCCGCGCCGCGCAAGATTAGCAAGACGACAGGCAAGAGTACCCTTGCGCTGGCAAAGAGCGATGCGATGTTCCAAGCCCTGCTTAACGGCGAGAACGAAGACGTAGCGCTCTTGTGCGAAGCGCGGCTGAAGGTCAAATCCACAACAGAGCGTACACGGGCGCAGCGCTTTCTCGACATCAGCAAGCGCGGAGCGCTCCCGGTTCCCTTGAGCTACTACGGGGCAGGCACGGGTAGGTGGACGGCCAGCAAGGGCAGCGCCATCAACATGCAGAACCTAAAGCGTGGCTCGTTCCTACGCAAGTCCATCATGGCTCCGGCTGGGCATCAGCTTGTCGTAGGCGACTTGTCGCAGATTGAGCCGCGTGTGTTGGCGTGGCTGGCTGACTACGATGACTTGCTGAGCATCTTCAGTTCAGGCCAAGACGCATACGCCACGTTCGGCGCTCAGATGTTCAACTTGCCAAACCTAAATAAAGAGGAACACCCGGTACTTCGCCAAGCTAGCAAGTCTGCTTTACTTGGGTGCGGATACATGATGGGGTGGGCATCGTTTGCCTCGCAGTTGTTGGTGGGCTTCCTCGGCGCTCCACCTGTGCGCTACTCGAAAGAGTTTGCCAAGACGCTGGGCGTGACTTCCGCTTCGGCTGCGAAGTTTCTGGAGTGGGACGACAACGTAAAAAAGCTCGAAGAGATACCCCATACGTGCAGCATGACCGAGCTGGTCATTCACTGCTTAGCGGCCAAGGCCATCATCGACAAGTACCGCGCTACCGCCGAGCCAGTGGTGACTATGTGGGAATTGTTCGGACACCTGATTCAGTACAGCCTGTACGAAGGCAAGACGTACACCCACAAGTGCGTGACGTTTAAGAAGGGGGAGATTGTGCTGCCCTCCGGCATGAGCCTGCTGTACCCTGACCTTACACCGGGGAAAGACGAGCAAGGAAGATTGCAGTGGACATACGGCGCAGATAAGACTAAACTGTACGCTGGAAAAATAACCAACAATGTCACGCAGGGCGTAGCGAGATGCGTGATGACTGATGGGATGCTCAGAACCGCGAAGAAGTACTTCGTGGCTGGAACCGTGCATGACGAGCAGATTGTCGTTGTGCCGGATGATGAGGTTGCTGACGCTAAGACATGGGTCTTGGCGCAGATGACTATGGAGCCGAAGTATATGCCGGGCATACCTTTGGCTGCGGAAGGCGGCGCACATAGGCGATATGGATTGGCAAAGAACTAAGGAGAAGTGATGGAAAAGAAAGCAGTAAGACATCCGATACCGCGCAGGATGCGCATCGGCAAGAAAATGTACTCAGTCGAGATTGTGGAAGCCATGCTGGAGAAGCGCCACCGGGGACGCATCAACTACACGGCGCAGACCATCCGACTGGGGCAGCGCAGCAACGTGACAAACAAGGCGTACACGCACGAGCAAGTCAAGGAGACGTTCTGGCACGAGGTCATCCACGGCATCCTGTACGACATGGGGCGCGACACCCTGAACCGGGACGAGCGCTTCGTCAGCGAGTTCGCGTACCGACTAAACAAGGCAATTAACTCAGCGAGATTTGAATGACAAAGAAAGTAACGTGGAGCCATAGCTCCCTCAAAGATTACGAGGGCTGTGCTCGGCGTTACCACGAGGTCAAGGTTCTCAAGAAGTACCCCTTCACTGAGACCAATGCAACGCGCTACGGAACGGTACTACACAAGGCCGCTGAAGACTACGTGGCTGACGGCGTGCCTATCCCGCCTGAGTTTGAGTTTGTCACGGCTACGCTGGACGCGCTGATTGCCAAGCCGGGGCGCAAGATAGCTGAGCTTCAGATGGCGCTGACGCAGGACTTGCAGGTATGTGAATGGACATCTAAAGACGCATGGGCGCGGGGCATTGCCGACTTGCTCATCATCAACGATGAGAATATGACCGCGTGGGTTGTGGACTACAAGACGGGCAACGACAAGTACCCAGACCGTGACCAGCTACGTCTCATGTCGCTGATGGTGTTCAAGCATTTCCCGCACATACGCAAAGTTAACTCTGCGCTTCTGTTCGTGGTCAAGAACTCGATGGTCAAGCACAGCATGACGGTTGACGAAGCCGATGCTGAGTGGTGGCGCTATCGGGAACGAGTCGCTAAGATTGAAGCATCGTTAGCAAACGATGTATGGAACCCTACACGAACACCGCTTTGCGGCTGGTGCAGCGTAGTTGATTGTGAATTTAACACTAAGAGGTAGATCATGGCAACCAGAGACTACAAGAAGGAATACAAGCGGGACTTAGAGACGGGCAAGTCCGGGCCGGGGTCTGACCAGAGTGAGCGCCAACGCGCCCGCAAGCTGTACGACAAGAAGGGCATTGACCGCGCAGGCAAGGACATCGACCACGTTAAGCCACTACGCAAGGGCGGCAAGACTGTACCGGGTAATTTGCGGCTGCGAAGTAAGAGCACCAATCAGGGCGACAACAAATAATATGGAGACGTAATGCAGATTATTGAAAACAAGGCACTACTTTTAAGAACACGCAGTCCAGATAAATACAAGGTCATTCCGAGAAGCAAGGTAGTTGAGAGTCACAAAGACGGGTCAAGTTCGGTAGCAGTTTTCTGGGGGTTAGATGAGGTCAGGGTACTCAAGAACTTAGGTGTCAAGAACCTACCCTCGCCCATCACGCGCAAGTACACATGGCCCGGACGCTACAAGCCGATGGCGCACCAGATTGAGACGGCCTCGTTCCTGACGCTGCACCGCAAGGCGTTTGTGTTCAGTGAACCCGGCACAGGCAAGACGCTTAGTGCGCTGTGGGCGGCAGACTACCTGATGCAACTCGGTGAAGTGCGGCGCGTGCTAATACTGTGCCCGCTCTCCATCATGCAGTCTGCGTGGATGGGCGACATCAGCAACAGCATCATCCACCGCTCCGCTATCGTTGCCCACCATCCGCAAGCAACGCGCCGCATTGAGATGATTCAGAAGAACTATGAGATTGTTATCACCAACTACGAGGGGCTGAACCTGATTGCCAGCGAGGTAGTTGCCAACGGTAAGTTTGATCTGGTCATTGTCGATGAGGCCAACTCCTACAAGACGGTCAGCACCAAGCGCTGGAAGTCCCTATCAACAGTTATCAAGCCGCAGACCTTTTTGTGGATGATGACCGGAACCCCTGCATCGCAGTCCCCAGTGGACGCATACGGGCTGGCTAAGTTGGTGAACCCAGAAGGCGTGCCAAAGTTTTTTACCGCATGGCGCGACAAGGTGATGAACAAAATCACTACGTTCAAGTGGGCACCAAAATCGGATGCAAAAGAGCAGGTACACACAGCGCTGCAACCCGCAATACGGTTTACAAAAGCGCAGTGCCTAGACCTACCGCCAGTCGTCACCATTACGCGGGAGATTGCGCTAACACCGCAGCAAGCCAAGTACTACAACTTGCTTAGAGACCAGATGATGATTCACGCAGCAGGCGAAACAATCAGTGCAGTCAATGCCGCAGCCAGCGTATCCAAGCTGCTTCAGATCAGTTGCGGCAACGCCTACACAGACGACCATGAAGTCGTAGAGTTTGATGCAGGCCCACGGCTCAGCGTGCTGGAAGAAATACTCGAAGAGACAGACCGCAAGGTTTTAATCTTTGCTTTGTTCCGCTCAAGTATCGACCTGATACACACGCACTTGCTCAAAAAAGGAATCAGCGCTGAGTGTATTCATGGCGGCGTTACACCCCCAAAGCGTTCAGACACCATCAGGCGCTTTCAAACCGAAGCAGACCCTAGAGTATTGGTGATGCAGCCACAAGCATCGGCACACGGGATTACCCTAACTGCTGCGGACACAGTGGTGTTCTACGGCCCGTTGATGTCCGTTGAGCAGTATGTGCAGTGCATAGCCCGTGCAGACCGCAAGGGTCAGGACTCAGACAAGGTGACTGTTATCCATATCGAGGGTAGCCCCATCGAGAAGAAGATGTTTAAAGCCTTGCAAACGAATGTGAGTAGTCACTCACTTTTGACTGAGATGTTCAACATGGAAATAAAAAATTAAAGGAGTTGCAAAACCAGAAAGTACGTGTAAACTGTCCAACCTTAGACAAACAATACAGGAGAAGTTAATGACCACAGAAGTTATCCCCCTCGACAAGTTAGCGAAGGTCTACCGAAAGATTCGCAGCGAAATCGAAACGCTGACCAAGCAGTACGACACGCAAGTGGAGTTGCTCAAGGCCACGCAAACCGACATCAAGCACGCAATGAAAGACCAGATGCAGGCGCTTGGTGTCACCTCAGTCAACACGCCGCAAGGACGTGTTGTCATGTCGATCAAGACACGCTACTCAACAACAGACTGGGATTCGTTCAAGACGTTTGTGGTTGAGCACGATGCACTTGATCTCTTTGAGAAACGAATTGCCCAACTGAACATGAAGCAGTTCCTCGAAGAAAACCCCGGCATCTTGCCACCCGGACTCACCTCGAACGCTGAGTACGATATTTCCGTAACCAAACCATCCAACTAAGGAAAACCAAAATGAGTAACGTAGCCCTTTTTAACCCCTCGCAAGTTCCAGCGTTTGCACGCAAAGCTGAGATGTCCGATATTGCCAAAGCCCTTGCAGGCGGCGGCGCTGCCAGCGGTCATCGTGTTTCAATCAAAGGCGGCGTGTTCCGTCTGGTTGCTGGTGGCAAAGAAATCGCTGCAATCGACGAGCGCTTTCTTGATGTTGTCATCGTCAAAGCGGCACCGAAAATTGCCCGTGTGTTTTACGCAGCCAAGTACGACAAGGACGCGACTGCCGCTGCACCTGACTGCCAGTCCAACGATGGCGACAAGCCTGACCCAGCCAGCAAGAACAAGCAGTCCGAGACTTGTGCCAGTTGCCCAAATAACGTGGCGGGTTCCGGTCAGGGCAATAGCCGTGCGTGCCGCTACCAGCAGCGCTTGGCTGTAACTTTAGCCAACGACATGGAAGGCGAAGTGATGCAGTTGTCGTTGCCAGCTACGTCTATCTTCGGCAAGGAGGAAGGCGACAACCGTCCGCTGCAAGCGTACGCTCGTTGGTTGGTTGCACAAGGCGTTGACCCCAGCACCGTGGTGACCCGCTTGAAGTTTGACACCGCCAGCGAGTCTCCCAAGCTGTTCTTCAAAGCAATGCGCTGGTTGACCGACGACGAGTACGCTGAAGCCACCAAGCAGGGCGCAACCGCCGAAGCTACGAAAGCCATCACGATGGACGCAGGCAACATGGACATGGGTAAGCCGCCAGCAGACGCACTCAAGGGCGCAGCACCGAAAGCCAAAGCCAAGCCAGCACCTGTGGTTGAAGAGGAAGAAGAGGCACCAGCCCCGGCCCCGAAAGCTAAAGCCAAGCCAGCACCTGTGGTCGAGGAAGGCGAAGAAGCCGAGGAGCCAGTCGTCAAGAAGGCAGTAGCGGCAAAGCCAACGGCTGTACCCGGCAAGAAGGCGCTGGCTGATGTCGTTGCTGACTGGGATGACGAGTGACCACTTAAAAATAAAGGACGTATATGAACCACCCGTACCACACCCTGCTGCCTTTAAACATGCAAGCGGCTCTCATGGCCGCTGCGGAAACGAAGAAAATAGAGACGATTGACGCTACGGTAAAACAGTTGAACTTTGCCGCACCGTACTTGTTTCACAACGGCAAATCTGAAGCGCTGCGCAAGTTTTACCACGAGCCAAGACAAAACGTGCCAAGCGCAGGTTTTGTTGTAGCCTTTAAAGGTTTAAGGAATTAAGTTTTCGCTGGGCCGCAGGCAGCGGTTGCATTGCATGGGTCGGCGTTTGAGATATGCGTCGTTAGACATGAACACAAATCCATGACTGCGTTTCCTGCCCTGCGTGTCCCAGCGCCCTTTAAAAATAATATGGCCTACTCACAAAAAACAATCGACATGGTTATGCGGGCACCAAAGACTCCGGGCAATCAGCTCGGACGTTGGGCGGTGCATCACAACTTTTCCGTTGTTCGCATTTCCAAAGCGCTCGGCATCACTCGCCAGACCGCATACAACTGGTTCGCTGGTGGAGACATCTTCGCCGCGTACGAGCACCGTGTAGAAACACTGCTCAAGTATCTTCAAAATTCACGTTCTGCCGATGAGGCATGGAGAAAAATATGTCAGCACTACGGCCTTCAGCCCTGAGTAACCGCGAACTGGTCTTGGCTTGCGACAACGCATGGACTTCAGCGGGGCTACCCCTTGACCTCCAGTACGAGGTGTACTCACGTTTTTGCAACTCCATCCCCCTAGACAAACCCGTGGTACGCGACGAGAAGCAACTCGACCTGTTTATGTAACCCCAAGGACTTTATGAACCCGCTTGAATTCCTTGCGGTTATTCTGCCGTCCCCGTCATCTGGGATTTACTGTGCGGCAGAACTAAGCACAAAAAAGAAGGAGCATCTGTATGTTGAAAACATGGAGGATATTTACCCTGCCGTAGACGCATGGGTTGAAGCTGAGCAAGACGCGTACTTTGCCTTGGCTACATTTAAAACTACGGGCAAACGCACTGCGGAAAACGCATCTTGCATGAAGGCACTGTTCATTGACATGGACGGCTACGCGTCTAAGAAGCAAGCAGCGCTGGCGCTCGGTGCGTTCCTTGCCGATACTGGGCTGGACGTGCTGGGTGCGCCGTGGATTGTGGCCTCTGGTGGTGGTCTGCACGCCTACTGGCCTCTTACCGAGGACACGGACGTGGCTGTGTGGAAGCCAACCGCCGAGAACTTCAAACGCTTGTGCAAGCAGCAAAAGCTGAACATCGACATGACGGTGACAGCAGACGCAGCGCGGGTGCTACGGATTCCCGGTACGTACAACTTCAAGAAGAACAAAGACGGCTCGTGGAAGTACGGTGAACCCAAGCAAGTCAAGCTCCTGACAGAAGGGGACACATTCAACTTCGACATCATCAGCCACTGCATTGCCGCCAAGCTCACCACGATGGTTCCAGTATCGGCAACGTCCGCGTTGAGTCTGCCGGGTAAGCGCCCTGATGCAGCGCCAGCAGTGCCTGCTCCGATGGCTGTGTCCAAGCTGTTTGAGAACAGCACGACCAAGTTTGGCACGATCTTCTTGAAGACTAAAAACGGTACAGGGTGCGCCCAGCTCAAGCATTTTGTTGAGAACGCTGAAGAGGACGGCATGGAGCCGCTGTGGCGTGGCTGGCTGAGTATTGCCCAGAAGTGTACGGACGGAGAGCGTGCAGCGGTGTGGCTCAGTAACCTGCACCCTTACGATGGGGAGCGTATGCGCGAGAAGCAAGCGCAGATCAAAGGGCCGTACCCGTGCATTAAGTTTGAGAGCGAGAACCCCGGCGTGTGCGGCGACTGCCCGCACTTTGGAAAAATCACGAACCCGCTGGCGCTGGGGCGGGAGATTGCAGTCGAGACAGCCGAGAAAGAAATTGAAATTGTTGTGCCTTCGGACAGCCCTAGCATTGCCCCCGAAGTAAAAAAGCTGCTGCGCCCAACTCCTCCGCGTGGGTTTGGGTACGGTAGCAAGGGCGGTGTGTTTTCAGAAAAATCTATGGAGGATGCAGATGGCAAGACGACTAAGAAACAAGTCATGCTGCTGCCCTACGATTTGTTTGTCGTGGACATTCTGAACAACAACGGCGACCACACGATTCACATGTTGGCATTGCGCCCAGAAGGACCGATAACAATCACTATCCCGCAACGAGCGGTAGTTAGTAGAGACGAGACAGTCAAAGCGCTGGCTCAACAAAACATCATCGCTTCGTTTGGCGCTGGTAATGATAAAAACCTTTTTGAATATGTTAGGGCATGTGTGGAACAAGCTAGTACAGGCAAGGTAGCCGTTAAAGTACCATCAAACTACGGCTGGCAAGAAGACGACACGTTCGTCTTCGCTGGCAAAATCTATAGCAAGGCATCAGCGCCAGTATCCGTACCTATGGCGGGGCTGGAGAACCTCGTGGCAAACACCAAGCCCACAGGAACCATTGAGGCGTGGCGTGCGTTCGTCAACCTGCTCATCCACAAGAAGATGTACGCCCACTTGGCGGTTTTGCTTGCCGGGGCTGGAGCGCCGCTGATGCGCTTCACAGGTATCTACGGCATGACGTACCACTGCGGCTCCACGGAGTCAGGCACAGGCAAGACGCTGGCGCTTGAGGCAGCAGCATCGGTGTGGGGTCACCCTACGCACTACCGCACAGGCAAGGGGACATCACCTGTAGCCATGCAGCAGCGCCTTGGCCTGCTCAACAGCAACCCGCTGATTACGGACGAGATCACCAGCAAGAACCGCAACAACTTCGAGTGGTTCCCTGAGTTTTTGCTTGACATGACCGAGGGCCGTGGCAAGGAGCGCATGGAGTCAGGCTCCAACAAAGAGCGCTTGAACCTGTCTACGTGGATGACCGTTGCCATCATGTCGTCCAACACGCACGCTGTTGATATGCTGACCGGGGGCCGCACCCACTCGTCCGAGGGGGAGATGCGCCGCTTGCTGGAGTTCATCATGGACCAGCCGCTGACGTGGGAGCCGCATGAGATTGAGATCGTCAAGTCGTTACAGCACAACTATGCTGTAGCTGGGCACATGCTGGTTGAATACATGACTAAGAATGTGGACTTGCTCAAGACGATGGTGCCTGAGATTGTGTCGAACATGTACAAGGAGTTTAACGCCACCAATGACGAGCGCTTCTGGATGGCGGGGCTGGCTGAACTGGTGGGCGCTGGGGTGCTCATGTCGAACGCCCATGCCGGGGTTATCGATATTCCGATGGGCAAGATTATTGAGTTCCTGCACGGCATCGTCACAGGTATGCGCAACAACATCAAGGGCAACGCCCGTAGTGCTGAAGACGTACTGAACACATACACCCGTGAACACTATGGGCACTTCATTGTTATCCGTCACGTCGAGGGCAACCGGGTGCTGGCTGAGCTTGGCAACGGCAAGGAGATTGATGACTCCACCACTAGGTCACGCATCATGGGCCGCATCGAGCATGGCGCAACGCCGGGGTACATCGATTACTTCATCGAGCAGAGTATGCTCAAGGCGTGCTGCGCGAACATGAGCTTTGGCTACGCGGACTTCAAGCGCCAGCTTGGGGAGCTGTTCAAGGTGTCGGAGATAACCAAGAAGGACATGACGGCTAAGACCCGTGGCCCTCAGATGCGCGTGTCAGTGCTGAAGATTTCACGCCTTATCACCGAGAAGGACAATGAGCTACTTAATTCGGTTTCCGTGGGACAAGACTGAACGGGGGCAGGGGTTTTTTGTCCCCTGCCTTGACACCGAAGCGGTACGTATCAAAGGGTTGAACGCCGCTCTAAGATACCGGGATGCCCGCGCTATTGCGGGCATCCGTAACGGCCTTATCGGGGTGTGGTTCTATCGGCTAGGTTAAGGAACTGGCGGGCATAAGCCACCTTCATCTTATCGAGGCGCTCAAGTGCCGCGTCTTTCTGCGCCGTGTTGAGCGTGGGGGAGCTTCTGATAATCCGCTCCTGTTTAGCCATCTCTCCCAGCGCTTTCTGCACTGACCCCGAGGTAGACACAAGCGACAATTGGTTCGCGTACTGCTGCACAAACGCTGTTGCTTCAGCCCGTTTGCCTTCTTCAATCAACTTGTTGTACGACCCCTTGGCCTGCTGAATTTCCTGCATCTTTTCGTACGCAGAATCCAACGTGCCTCGCCCTTCTATTGGCTGGAACAGACCGCCGATAAACGGCATCTTGCTTGGCTTAGTAGAGGGTTTTTCTACGGCAGCGGCTTCCGTATTAAGCAACGGGTTAGCAAGCTGCACCAGCGCAAGGCCAAGCCCCCCGGTGTAGCCCCGGATGAGGTAGTCAATTTTGATGGGGCTGACATCTACCGCGCCTGTTACGGAGCCTATAAGTTTTGCCACCTCTGTGCTGTTTTCACGGTAGCGGTCTTTAGCCATTGTCTGCTTCTCGCGCTCAGACTCAATATCGCCACCAAAGAACGATTTGCCCAGCATCACTTCAGTCAGGGGCTTGATGGCTTGCGGCAACGCAAACGGGTTGGACTGGCCCAGCAACTTGCCAATGCCCTTGACGGCATCGCCTGCTTTTTCATCGCCAGCCGCTAAGTTGTACACAGCTTCCGGCAATGCCTTGAACAAGTAGCCCAATTCAAACGGAATGGGCACGCGCAGCGGCTCCGAAACGCCGGGGACATACACAAACCAGTTACCGTAGCGCTCTTCTGGCTTGGCGCGTTTGTACGCCTCGTCGTCTTGCATCGCGGCAGCGTAGGCCATCGTACCGACTGCCAGCAGCATACCGCGCTGGAAAAGTTTCTCGCGTATCTTGAGCTGCTCGTTGTGCGTCATGTTGCCTTTGAAGGCGCGATACAGCACGTCTAAACCCTGAATCTGTGCGTTAAAGAACGGAATCATTGTGGACAGCATCTGGATGCTGGGCGACAAACCGCGACGGCTAAAATTCATGGACTCGACTGAACGAAGCAGCGCCTGCTGGTGGCTCATGCCTTTGGCAATCGAGTCCTTGTAAATCGTAGCGCGGGTGGCCGTATCGCCTTGCAACGCAAACGCATCGGCTTTAGCCAAAAGTTTTGACCAGCCTGATTTGCCCGAGGTAATCTCGCGCAGCACCTTGCTCATGTCGCGCTCATCGCCAGTAAAAACGTTGCTGCTCACCGCGCCTGACTCCATCAAGATGCGCTCGGTTTCGCTACGGCCTGCAACCATCGCCCCCAACTCTTTGAAAGAACTCAGCACCGGGATAGCGTCCGTCCCAGTGGTCAACCACGCATTGAGCGGGTCACGAATTGTCTGGCGGATAGCGTATGGCGGCGCACGGGTCACAAACTTCCTCAAAACATCCGCAGGCATACCCAGCAGCTTGACCACCGCAGGGATGGTTGTCTTAATACCTTCCATGCCCTCGACGATGTACTTGGCCGGGATGCCGTACATATCGGTGTCAATGACAACGTGCATGTCCGCGCCGTTTTTCTTGAAGCGCACGGTGCTCGGGCCAGCAGGGCCAGCACCAGCGGCAATGCGACTGGCAATACCGATTTTACGCAGCATGAACGCGGTCTCTTTAACGCTCTGGTTTCGCAGCCCCAAGTTGGTCAGCATAAACGTGTTCTGCACCATGCTGGCAAAGATTGGCATGATCTGCTTGTTGTCGCCCACAAGCTGTTGAAGCTGCGGCTCGTCCTTGATGTTGCCGATACGCACTGGGCGCTCTTTATCAATCATCAACTGAACTTCGCCGTTGGCGTTCACGCGGTAGTACGGCACGTACGTGATGGCTTTCAGCTCGGCTGCTTTGGTCGCCGTCAGCTCCCCGGTCTGCACAAGAAAGTCCATCATGCCGTTGTTGTACTGCTGGTAAATCTTGGCAGCTTCTGTGATTGCGTCTTTCTTTTGTTTGTCCGCGTTTAGGACATCCATCAGGCGCTGGTACTTGGCCTTCTCGGCATCAGGGGCGGTGTAGTTCAGCTTTTGCCAGCCAACTTGTTTGGCACGCTCTCCTGCAAGGTACAGCGTAAACATACCCTCGGCTTCGGAGTCGTTTGCAAACTTGCCCTTGTTCAGTGCTTCTGCCATCTGCATGGCGTTAGCGCCCTTGGTGCTCTGGTAGGTGTGCTCAATGCCTTTGTCCGTCTTGGTTGTCACCAGCGACAGCGGGCCGTTTGTCAGCGCCTGCCCTGCAAGTTGGCTGCGGTGCTCACCAAAACGAAGTAAATACTCAGCGTTACCTGCTTCCGTGTCCGTCAGCACACCTTTGCTCATGCCCGTCTTGAACGCCTGAGAAACCGCAGCATACTTGTCAACAAGCTGCATACGCCCAGCCAAGCCCATGAGGTTGCCCAACATATTGTCCACTACGGACGGCTCTGGTGTTGCATCAAACTCGCCGGGAGTACGGCGAGTACGGAACGCTATCTGGCTTTTAGCATCGCGGTACACACCAATCGTCTTGTTATTAAAAGCGGCACGCGATTTACGCAAAGCATAAAACACGTCAGACGAGGACATAGCAGGCATTTCGGTAAAGCCAAGCTGACGCATCCCAGACCGAACCATACCAACAAGCTCCTTAATCCAGCGCTGGGCTTTGTTGCGGAACGACTCCGTTACTCGGGCTTCTTCCGTATGCGCAATGATTTCCCGCAACGCTTGCAGGTTCTGTACTTGCTCTAAACTACCCAAATCTTTTTGCGCCTGAATGGTACGCTCAACTTCGGCAACCAATTCAGCGCCGCCAATTTCTTGAGCCAGCTTGAGCAAGTCTGTTTTCTGTGCGTACTCGCCCAGACGCTGCATTCCAATAAGAGTGTCAATGCCGTAATGCCCGACAAGCTCGTGGGCAACGGTTTGTTCCAAATCCAGCAGGCTGTTGTGCTGGTCTCCTACAACCAGAACGGTACCGTCACTGAAAACAGCGCCTTGTACTACGGCAACACTGGGGTCAACCCCATCTTCGGCCATCATATTGAGCAACCGGACAGGAATTTTTCCGGGAGTTGCAGCGTATACCAGCTTGACGTTAGGAGGCAGGTTTTTCTGTACGTTGTCCATGAACGCTTGGGCTTGCGCGGCATCAACAACTGTTGTCACTTCTTCGCCCGTACGATACGCTGTACCGCCGTCATTGTCATTTATCTCTTTAATCAAACGCTCCTGCTCGGCTACAGACATGGCTTTGCCTGCGTGGCGCTTGTCCCCGGCTGCGCGGCTTTCGGGAGACCCTGTGGCCTCTTCTTTTTTAGCGCTTGAGACATTGCGGGTTGTCTGCGTGCTGCGTTTAGACTTGAGCGTTTGCTTGCTGCCTGCCAGAGCTTCTTTGACTATCTCGGTCTGTTCCTTGAGCGTGGCCTTGTACTCAGGCGTAGCCTTGCCGAGCGCAAGCGCTTGTTCCTGCATGTTTGCATAAGACGACTCACGGAAAGCCGCTACTTGCATGTCGTTGTTGCCGTACTTGGCTTTAAGCGCAGCAAGGCGTTTGACCTGTGCAGCCGCCAGCTTCTCGTACTCTGGTGTTTGCTGCCCCAGTTTAATGGCCGTCTCGCGCATACTGGAAGATGTCTCGGCTTCCTTGCGTACATCCCCCGACGCAATACGTGCCTGTGTACGCGCCGTCTTGGACATTGACCGCTTATTACCCGCAGGGAGCAGCAGCGTTTTCTTGGCTTCGCGTTCTTTTGCAACAGTCTCAAGCGGAGTTTGTTTGTACAGCGATGAGTACAGGGTGTCAATTTGTTTGCGAATGGGCGCCACTTGTCCGAGCGCAGCGTTGTACTGCGCTTCGATTGCTTTAATCCTGCGCTCAAGCTGATACTTTTCGCTGGCATCCAGCTCACGCGCAGCAGGCGCTTCGCCTTTGCCTAACTTAGCCTGCACAGTGGCAACTTTTTCACCCATTGTTTGAGACGCAAGGCCCGCGCCTTTCTTTTCAAGCAACGACTCGTGTTCAGCAGCCAGCTCAGTCAGCTTTTGGTACAGCGAAGTCTTGGCATTACCTTGCGGCATTTCAACCTTCTTGCGCAACGCACGGATTTTTTCCATGACAACGGCCATCTCAACCGCTGCTACGCCTTGCTTGTCGTAAATGTCTTGCAGGGGTATCTTGTTGTCTTCTGCATCCAGCACGTATTCTTTGCTGTTGCCGTTAGCAAAAGCGCTCTTGGCTTTCTGGTCGTACAGATCGTCAAACAGGTTTGTCCGCTCCAGCTTAACGCTCTTCAAGGGTTCGCCAGTTTCTTTGGAAATACCTTCACCGCCAAGCCCAAGGCGCTCATCAAGCATTTTTTGAAGCCGCTGCTCTTCTTGATAGCGGGTCTCCATAGCGTCTAGTTTTTTACGGTCTTCAACCCGTGCCAGCGTTGCAAGTGTTCGGCTGTCGTTGTTCCTGATTGCCGTGGCAATGACGTTGTGTGGGCTGAAAATGTCCCAGATAGACGTGTCGAGCTTGCCTTCTTTGGTTTCGGCTCTGGGCGCTGCTGCACGCGCACGAGCGGTTTCAGCTTCGTTTACTTTGCCCAGTGCGTCAGAGACCAACGCTTGGTCTTTGCTTTTGACAGCGGTTGCCAGTTCTTCGTTTGCTATTTGGAGTGCGGTGTCCGGTATTGGCGGAGCCGTTTCTGGTGCGGGTGCTGGAGCGGGCGGCGTGATCTCCTTGCCTTC